AACACTTCCAAAGAATTATTGATAAAAGAAAACAAGCTGGTTACAAACAGTGCTCTTGCTCACACTATCTCATCAAAGCCTCTAGTTGGGAACATTTCATTGTTCTCTATCACCCTCTTGCGCTTTGCATGTATCATGTTGACAATACTAGTTGGCTTCATCACAAAGAAATTTAAAAACTGCTTGCCAAATACATCAGAGTACACTTCAATAAAATCATCAAAGTACTTGTTTGTCACCGCAGAGTCAATGATAATGGCAGGCTTGAATGGCATTTTCACATAGTCCAGCCATGACAGATCTTTGATCATTGTTTCATCTGTCTCTACCAACTGCATTCTAGACATCTCCTCAGTGTTCTTGTTAATCATGTCAATTGAATCTACCACCTCCTCATCTGAATCACTTTCACCATCTGGCAAGCCGAACATGGCTGCAAATTCTTCCATCTCATTTATTGACATCATCTCCATGGCTGCCATTCTCATGAAGTCTGAAGTGTCTGAGGCACTCTTATCATCATCAATTGTCTCTGCAGAGTCTGGCTTCTGCTCAAACAGTGAGTCAAGATTTGGAAGTTTATTCAGTCCCATAAGTCTCCTTCGAAGAGTGTCACAAGCCCATTTCTCATAATCACTATCTTTAATTATCTGATCTTCTATGGACTCCACATGCATCTTGTCACTTCTAAGCCAACTTGACACATGGTCATCTGAGGAACTTTCATCAGTCTTATCATGTGTGTCATTGTTTCCTAGATCTCTCGTTCTAATTCTATAGGACAGTATGGTGTACTTCCTTCCATGATCTATGCATACAAGTCTAATTGTACTATAATCAGTCACCTCCAGCCTCATTGAGTTGGTTCTCATTTCTGGAAGGGCTGTCAACCTCTTGAACACTACACGGACAGATCTCACATGCTTGGTGCTTACAAGTCTCTTGACATTGAAATCCCAGTATGAGGTCTTGACCTTCTGAGCCGGCACAAGAAAGTTCCATCCGAGGTCTTTCACGAAATCAAGTATTGTGTGTGACATGTGTGATAGTTCATGCTCACTGGCACATATGATCTTTTCAACGAACTGATCTTTTGCGTGAATTTCAACTCTAAATCCTTCCATCACACCGGTGTATATAGCTGGTCCTCTATACATTCCATCCTTAGGTATCTGCCTCAACGAAAAATGTCCGATCACCCCTAGTCTAAATCTCTCGATGAGGCTTGGAATTATTGAGTTTATCAGACTTGAGCTGCTTCTATTCTTTGCATATTTTATCAATATACTAAGAGCTATTTGACTCTGAGAAAGTTCATACATGTCTCTAGTCAGCTCTGCACTTGCAAATGGGTCTATATTCTCCTCCAGCAGATTTTCTATAAATGTTGACTTGTCAATGATCATTGGTGCTCTGAGACTTCTCCATATTCTTTCTGTTAGCATCTGCATCGCAGCTCTGGCATCAGTCACATTCTTGACAGACACATAGTTGAGCTTCTGGCCCTTCCACTGACAATTTTCCACCATAGATCGCACAATATCAATGGGAGAGCTGACAACATTGCTTGGAGCGTAGGTTCTGACAGTCTTTTTGCTTGCTGAGACTGACATTATGAAGTTCCTCAGTGACATGTGATCATTGAATGGTGATGACTCTAGTGTCTCCTCTGGATTGCTCTTGAGCCATGTGAATCTCTCCTGATAGTGTTTCATCACCATTGTGTGCGAGAACCTTGTGCCTCTCACATCAGGGATCTGAAACCACAGCCTTTGCACCACCTGATACAGCGTCACTGACTGGACTAGACTGCTAGTGGCAACATCTAGTTTACTAGAGACGGATCTTCTGTTCACATAAGCACCTAATGAACTCTGACTATAATTTGACAAAACCGACAAGACTGAATCATAGAAGTTGCCAAATGAGAATAGCCACTTATACTCGAAAAGATCTTCGTCGTTAAACTTCTCAGCTATATTGAAGAATGTTTTATGTGAATGCTGAGCACCCATCATCCCCTTTGATTGCAATATTACACTGTCCTGTAGTATGTAAGATGAGGCAGCATGCAGTTTTGCATCAGTTTGAAATGCCATGGACTCAGATAGAGCTGGATTTGACGCTTGCATTCTAAGTTGCATCAGTGAGTCCTCGGTTGTTGAGCTTTCTCTATACAGGTTTATTAGATTCTCTTCTATGTAGGTTCTGATGTCAGAGTCGTTGACACCCAAGGCTTTCTTGAATGCATAGTACTTGGCTGACTGACCAAAGGAGATGTATGTTCTAACAGTTGGCTTGCCATCCTTGGTGAACTCAAAGTTCTCATCCTTGTACAACCCCAAGTGTATGTTCCTAAATCGTCTGTCTGCGCAGGCCATGTACACTGCCATGTCATATCCGAACATCCCACAGCATAGCGGATGCTCTAGCAAGAAAAAACCAATTGACGGATGCGGGTTCTCTAACAAGCATTGTCTGTATTCCGGCCATCTTTTGTTTGTTCGATAGCCAAGTGTCTTGTAATGAGCACTCATTTGGCCATACTGACACACATTGCACAACATGACAGATCCGCTATGTTCAAATAAGTTATTCCTTAGGTTTGCGTAAGTGCTGTATCGATCATCCATCTTTGAGCTTGGGTGAGTCTTAATGCATGCTGCAACGAACTTTATTGCGGGGGTTAGCAGAGTGTTCTTGTAGTACCAGAGAGAATTGAACTCTTCCACATTTGAGTGGCCGGAAGTTGAGCTCTTCTCAACACTCTGCTTTGCACAAAACAGAGGATACAACCTGGATTTTGCTTCGGTGTACACACTCATCATAAGTCTCAAATTTCCCTCAGTTATCTGATTTGCCTGCCTTTGACTAGCATTCTTAGGATCCTTTTCCACGACAACAGACAGTATGCAAGACGAGTCATCAGAAGACACTTTCGTAGTGGATATTATGTGATAGTCATTTGATTCCAACGAGTACATTTTCGAAATCTGATACTTCAGTCCATCCATAGAGAATTTCTCCCAGAGATACAAGTACCCTGAGTGAAGCAGACTAGATGTGTAATGCAATATGCCTTGCATCATGTTTGACTTGTTCTTTAGCATTCTGGATCTTGGGTTCAGCAAATCAGTGAACTTGCTAAGTCCCATGTATTGATCCTTCATCTCGTTCATTCCATCATCAAAACCAACAACATCAGGATGTTTATCATACAAGTCCAACAGCTGATGTGGTAATTCTAGCTTCTTGTTTGTCACAAGGTTAAGCACACACATCACTGGTTCGACAAATTCGTCAGGCAGTAGCCTACTGAGGAAACAACCAAAGACAGGCATCACAAATCTTTGAGCCCATGTAGTTGCATCGTCAGAATTTATTACAGTGGCTGACAGTCTGCTTGGTTTCAGCCTTGACATCACATCGTTGAAGTGTGCATCTGTTCTTGATAGTTTTTTGTCTCCCTTGGTCAGCATCTCATTGTCCATCTCATCGCAGACGACTCTACAGATGGTCTCTACGAAGTGAACAACCACTCTACACCGGAACTCCAGAACAAATATTTCTCTAACTCCTCCAATCTGTAATTTCTTGAACAAGTTGCTGACGATTCCACCATAGTCATCCTGCACTTGACATGCTAATGTTCCGACCTGCTTCATCACTTTGTAGTCTATTCCCTTTTCCATTAGGTGCACGCTTGCCTGCAGACATGTCACTCTCTCATTTTCTCTCTCTTCACTCAGATGCTCTTCTCTTTGAAGGTCACCAGCAGCAGACTTCTTCATTGTTGCAAGCTTTTCGATGTCCCTTCCAAGTAATCTCTCAACACCTTTATTTAGCAGCCAGCTCTGGCAGTCTGGATGCTTTTCCTCCAACTTGCTTTTCAACATATCTCCAATTGCACAGACGAAATTAGTGTTGAACTCATGTGATCGCAGCTTGTCAGCAGATGTTGACTTTGTTCCCATGTGTTCTGGTCTTGCATCTCTCATCTTAATTTCCTCACTAACTACCTTCTGAAATATTTTCAGGAATCCATGCATCTCTTTTGCATCATCTTTATTGTGTAAGACACCAAAATAAGACAGATTGAGGGCGATCTCAAACTTTCTGACAGGCCTACCAGTTACCCAAGATATCAAATTACAGTCTTTATCCAGTGACTTGTCAAATTCTGCTATGTTGAACTCTTCAGTGGATGTGTATCTTTTACCGGGTTTCATGTTCATGAAACAGGTCATCACCCTCTTGCGCAACCAAATGCATAATCGGCTTCTAGAATACCTTTCCCACTTAGATATAATTTTTAGTGGATCATGATTGATCATGTTGTCCATACAAACATCCATGTACGCATATCTCACCTGCTGAATCTCTTTGCTTGTCTGCTCTTTCCCCTCCATCCAGAAGAGAAGGCTTGCATTAAAATGGTCATGGCAGTCGGCTGGTATGATAGATAGTGGTGTCGATAAGTAAACTGAGTGAAGTGACATCCACATGGCTAGCAGAGACATGGCCTTCTCACGTATGTACAAGTAGTGTGTGCATGAGTGCTGGTTCAAGCTCACAAATTCACTGATGAACACATCTCCAAAGTCGTGCATGGTCTTGAATGGCAGATCAAATTTCTCAATCATATCATCCTTCTTGACTAACACCGAAAAGAAGATCTGAGAGTTGGGATTGGTTGACTTGATCAGTATGTGTATCCCCAGTGCAGGCAATGATTTCAATATGAATTCTCCTGCATTACAGTATTGCTGCCTGGATATGTTTACCTCCTGAACGATCATATCTAGCTGCTCGAGAGCAACTCCTAGATTTGTCTGACAGAAACTTCTACAGAACTCACGTGAGTCATTGTAAAACTTGTTCTTGGCAGAACTCTGACTCATGATCTCAGTAGCTCTGTCAATCAAGTCTTCCATATCTTCAAAAAGTGGTGAGAAGTCTTCACTCATGTGAGAAAGTCGGAACTTCTTTATGAATGAGTCTATGTCAGATACTGAAGCTGATGACCTAAACCCTTTTGACTTTTGTTCAATGAGAGATTGCACAACTGTGTCTTCTCTGTACTTCCTGGACTCTATGCCAACAGAGGCAAGCTTGACTTTGTCATCCTCAGAGTATCTAGGTTTCACTCTGAAGTGTTTCCTTCGTCGATTCTTCCTTTCCTTCTCATCTGCTTCATCTATTAGCACATCTATTCTCTCAGTTGGCAGGTCTTTGAAAGACCCTTCTATGTTGTTGTTAGCCCACTCGATAGCTGATATCCAGAGCCTGGAGTGTGCTCTATTTGGTAGAATGTTCAACTTTGCTAGGTCGGCAATCCGGTCAGAAGAGCTTGATTCACGATTATCCAGCTTGCATATGAACAAAGGCAGTTGCACGACAGCTTTATTGTCAGTTCTTACAGAGTTGTGATGCTCATCATGGTCTTTCCAGTACTTACTAACTGTGCTCACACATCTCTCATCATAGGATTTCACAAGATCTTCTGGGCTAGTGTGCATCTTCATCGATGAAACTATGTCTTTGTGAGACATTGCGTGTGCAGTGGCAAACCTGGATCTAGCCTCTTTCATGACTGTCTTCTCTGGTCGACTTTTCCACTGATCTACCAGCTCTCGGCTAATTATGGGAGAGATAGATTTATCTGGTATGACCATCTTTGTCAAGTCTGATAGCAGCTGCTTCTGATCTTCACTAAAGCCTGTTTCTCTCTCGTAGCCCCAGCCACTTTGAGTTGCCAATGACTTCATAGTTGCACACCAGGAGTATAAATCGCAGATGTCAGGTGGCAAGCTAGTCTTCCTGTTAGTGATTAGTTTCTCTCTAGACACCACTATGTACTCTAGCTCATAGCTGATTCCCAGGATGTCTGCTCTTCTTTTAATCTCTGCTTCATAAAGATCAATCACCTCTTGCTTTCTGGATTGCATCATATCTGAGAAGAAACATGTCTTAAGTTCAGTGACTACTACAGCATCGTGATGCATTGTAATCAAGTCAGGTGTTAAGTAGTCTGATGGATCACCCAGTCTCTTGATAGTGGACAGTCTTTCATCAGACTTCACAGTTGGGAACATATATTCAAATAGCAACTCATGAGGAAGCCTAGAGAAATCAGCATCTGGTAGTCGGTATAGTAGCTGAGATTCCTTGTATTCATTGTACTTGTTCTTGAACACTTCATTGGCTTCTGACTCAAATTGCACAAGCACAGAGCCATCAGAGAATGTAAAGCTGACATCACGCTGATTTATTTTGTACATAGTTCTTTTTATTG